CCGCGTAGCATTGTCCCTTTTCCGTGTTTTGTAAAGTGATTTGCATAACGGTTGTTTTTATTATTAGTTAGGCGAACTCGTCGAAGGCTTTCACCTCCTCGGCGATCTCCTTGATCTGCTCTTTTTTCTTCCGTCCCCGTTTCTTTGGCTTCTCTTCCTTCTCGCCCGTGATATCCGATTCCTCCGGGGTATCGAAATCGAAGGATTCTTGCTTGATGCCATATTTACCTTCGAACAGATAAGCGTCCACCTCGTAGCTACATCTACCGATGGCCTCTTTCAACTCGGCTCCGTAAAGGTACCCGTCGCCGGACTCGTCCTCGTATTTGGTGAATGGGACGGAGAGGTTAAGGATCTGCCCGCTCTTCAGGAGTTTTTGCGCTTGGATTGATACGCCGGCTGATTCATCATTACCGCCTTTGCTGTATCCGGTGACGATGATATTCTTTAGCTTCTCGTTCAAGTCATCGTCGGAGGGATTGGCGACATTGACCAATGTAGCCTCGTGCATCTCACAGATTTTCACTACGTGTGGCTTAAGCCGGTTCAACGCGTACAGTAGATCGGGGTGGATAAACTGCTCCGATTCCTTTAGGATGTTGTTCTTGTAGTTCGCTTCCACGAACTTTTCCGTATACTCCGCCGTGAGCTGGTTGTTTTTGATCTTCACTTTTTGGATCTCGTACACGGGTTGCTCTTTTACTAATTCTTCCATGCTCTTTTAAAATTTAGGATTGTTATAACTCTGAGGCGCTAAGGCCATTTCAGCTTTCGCCTTGCTAATTATCGTGCGACACCATTCCAATTGGTGGGTCGCGGTCCGGTTCAATCTATCACACCAGTCGACTAGGTATTGCTCATCCTTGCACAGGCTGTCGATGATAGCGTTTACGGCCTTTGAGGTCGCTCCGGCCCGTGAAGCGGTTTCCCGTAATGTGTCGAATACTTCCGATTTCTTTTTCCCGTTCAGGTGATATTTAGCGTCCGCTAACAGCTTTCCCGTGCGGGCGATGTAAACGGCGAGATCATTGCCACGTAAGATGGCCTCGGTTACCTCCTCGCTCATGGTGATGTTCAGGAAGGCATCTATGGCGACCAGTTCCTCGGATATCTTGTCTGTCGGTGTGATATTGAGATTCATGATTTTTATTTTAAGATATAATCGTTGCCACAGTTACCGCAATGATACACGTTGAACGTATCTCCCGTATGCGTCTGTAATTTCTTTACGAGTACGGGAGCTCCGCATATAGGGCATTTCTTTGCCTGCCTGTACTTTAGCCAGTCGATTAGGATTAAAACTAGACTCTTCATACTATTAGCTTATTAGCATCCACCACCGGAAGGCTAGTTCCTCGTATTTCTCTTTCCCTTTCCGGTAGCTCGGATCGTTCCGTCTGATGAAAGCCTTGAACACTTTTTGGTTCTTCTTGGAGATACCATAGATGAAATCTTGACGGCTTCCGGCGATATCCATATACCAGGCACGGGAACGATCCCAATCAAAGAAATCAATCGCCTCGTCAAACTGTTTCTGGGAACTGGCGAAGGTAGTTTTCAAGTCTCCGCCGAATCCGAATGTGGGAAGCCACCAGTCCCATTTGCAACGAGTGTCGAGCGTATATTCAAAGTTGCCGTATTGGAAACGTTGCCCCTTGTTTACCATGAACCGTTGCGTCTCCGCTTTAGCAAGCACTTGCGCCAATAAGGGATCGTGTCGGGCTTCCATACGGAGTGACTTGATCATGGCTTGTGCCAGTTCCCAATCTTCGCCGGAATACAATACGTCATCTACCGTATGTTTGTCATATCTTACCCGTTCGGGTTCTGTCAGCATCGCATCCACCAGACTCCCGAACTTGAACGCCTTCTCCTTATCCCCGTATTGCGTACGGGGATAGAGGAGGTTCTTTAGTTCTGTCAGGTCTGAGTTGCTGACCTCAGACCGTTGGTAATACGTATCTTGCATCTTCTTCCTTGAGTTTTAAGTATTCAATGACTGCGAAGTCAAATTCAAAATCGTAAGTGTTATCCATCAGCCACCGGAACCATTTGCGGCCCTCTTCCGTATCGAGGATCTTTTTTAGGTTACTCGGTGTACGCCTGTATTTCCCGAAGTTTATCCATGAGGACAGATATAGCTTTCTCATATCACTTGGCCGTTATATCATCGACATATTTCACGAATGCGGACTGGATTCGCTCACCGTCCTTATTGGCTGTTTTCTCGCAATAGGAGATCATCTTCTTATGGATCTTCTCAAGATCCTCCATGCTCATGTTGATACCCTCACGCATGAACCACATCTGGTATACCTGCATGAATCCTTGTGGATTGGTGACTTGGATCTTTTTCTTGATCTTCGCCTTGGTAGGGGTAGGAGACATACTGGCGGCGCTGAAATCGAAGGCTGCCTGTACTTCCGCGGTGGCTTTCTCTGCCTCCGCCTTGGCTCTTGCTTCCTCTTCCTTGCGCTTGCGTTCCAGTTCGGCCTTTTGACGTTCTTCCGCCTCTTTCCGTTTGCGCTCCTCCTCCAGCCGTGCCGCCTCGATTGCGTTGGTCTTGCGAATTTCCTCTTGCTCCTCCAGTTGTTTCCGGAGGGATGGGAGGCGGTCGACCAAGGATTGTTTCAGTCCCTCGATCTCGAAAGCGTATCGGTCGGAATATTCTTTTTTCTTTAGGATGGCTATCTCGTTCTTGATCGCTTTGCGGGTCTCACCGTCCATATAGAATGTCTGTTTGTTATCCACGACGTTTTTCACGAAATCCGTCCATGAGAAACCGGTGCTTGTTTGCGTGATCTGCCGGCATACGTCCCCATACGTGGCTAGGGAGGCACGATTGAAAATCCCGTTCAAGGCGTTGATATGCTTCTCGACGTAGGCGGCGTACGTGGTATCAAGCAAGACCGTTATGTCGGCCCGGTATTGGGCTTTCTCGTTCTCCGCCAATTGTCTTTGCCGGGCCTCTTCCTCACGGCGTTTTTGCTCTTCCAACTTCTTGGCGGCGTATTTGTTACGCTCCATCTGTAGCAGATAAGGGATGGTTCCCTTGGATTTGGCGTCTATGGAACCCTCTAGTGTCGTGAAACGTTTGGATATGGCCGTTAGCATTTGGGTTAACGGCTTCCGGCGGTTGTTCATGTTCTCTACGGTCTTCTTTGACTTCGCAAGGTATTCTTGTACCGCAGTGTCGATCTCGTCCGTGCCGATACCTCCATTTCCCTCAATCGTGTCCAAGAGGGTTTTCCCTGCGTTCGTGCAAGCTGAGACCGACGCCTCATTACGGGCGAGAATATCCGGGGCTGTCTGTAAGATGCTAATGACCTCGTTAGCCTTGAAAGGTAAATTGTTATTCTGTGTATCCATGTCGATAAAATTTTGAATGTTGATATTGAACTCTTAAAATCCGGCTTCTTCATCTTCTTGTGATATTTGGGCTGTTATACCAGATACGGGAACCGGTTCCGCTTGCGGTTGCTCTCCGAATCCTTGTAAAGGATTTTCCGATTGGGGCTGGAGGGCTTGCGGTTGCTGTCCGGCTTGATTGGGCTGGATAACGGTTGTTTCTTCCAGTCCGTAGTCGATCTCTTGCGGTTCCTCCTGTGTCTCGAATGAGGAGAACTGTCCCGTGCGTACCTTGGGATATCCGTCGAAAGCGTGCTTGATAAGCTTGCTTTCCAAGAATCCCGGATCAATACCTCCTTCGCTAGAGGTATAAAGGGCATTGGCCTTCCCTTCTTTCTGCCGGGTTTGCGGGTTCCATTTCTGGTTGTTCTTAAAGCTGTACGCTTCCAATCGCTTGATATCGCCTTCCATCATCCAGTGCCAGTCCACGGTACCGTCGGAGCGTACGATACGTAAGAAACCACCTATCACCTTGTTGGACTTTCGGGGGCATGCCGCTTGGTAGGTCACGGTCTTTACGCCGTCGATCAACCCGGGGGAGAAGGTATCGCCCTCATAGCAAACCACGGGATTATCCACGTAACGGACTTGTCCGGCACGTTGCCGCATGACTAACTCGCCATATCCGGTGATGGAGAGATAAGCACGTAGTTCGTAAATATCGCTACCGTTGTTATCCTTATAGCCGGTCTTCGTGCTACGGGGAAGAATATAACAGTGCGGCCGTCCTGTTGGGTCAAGTGACAGGCCGTTGACCGCTATATCCAAAAAGCATCCATAGAGGGATAACGGTGTGCATCTTTGCAGTTCCGGCTTGTCTTGTAATATCTTCCGGAAGTTGAATTTCTCTTTCTCGTAGATTTGCGCTCCTTGGGCGGTACCCCAGATCGCGTTATACATTTGGATGAACTTTTGTTCTACCCTGTTATCTTCCGCTATCATGAGCGGGTTTAGCTGATTCAACTCAGCTACTTTGATCTGAATTAGATTCGACATGATGTTATGTTTTTAAATGTTAGTTACCAATGTTTAGCTATCATGTAAGCCATTGCCGCACATCCGGACGTCGTGATGATATGCAGGAAATGTCCTAGGCAAATAGCCACGATTCCAAGTATGGCGAGCGTTCCGAAAAGGATGTAAAATCCCCACCTCACCGCTTGGGCGAGTTTCCAGTAATCTGTTTTCATACGTCAATGATTTATTAGCAATGCGGTTTACCGTCCGTGAAATAGCGAGTTGGATGGGTATCGTAAACTTCCTTTTGCAACGCCTTGCCAAGGTGCCTTGCTATGTTAATGATTCATTTAATAGTCGTATGGATCTAGGGCGCACTTATACAGGTTTTCCAGCCTGTACTCGATTTTGCCCGGTCGCTTGTAACGTTGTAGCCTACCTTCCGAGACCCATCTTTCCACGTTCTGCCTCCCGAAACGGAGGTGCGCTTCCTTTTGCCCGATAAATTCCCGGATACCCGCTTGCATCCTTGTGATTTGCCAAGCAAGGTATTCGATCTCGATCTTTCGTAAAGAAGGTATGCTTTGATAGGTGTTTTCGGTTGGCATGGTTATTCGCTTTTAAATAGATTCTTTTCGTTCGCATATCGCATAAACTCCGCCATAGAGTGTATCGAGAGTTTTCGGAACACGTTCTTCCGGTGGTTCTTTACGGTGTGGGACGATATAAAAAGCGCTTCCGCAATCTCTTCGTCTTTCTTGCCATAGTAGCAAAGCTCCATCACCCTAAGTTGACTGTCTGAAAGTGTGCTGTTGAACTTCGGTTCACAGATTTTTTTGAAGCCATCGCATTCCCCACGCAGCGGACAACCGACAAACTCAAATTTGAAATTCCAGTTCTCATCCACGTCTATCATGTTATCGTACAGCCCGAAGTTGCATTTGATAA